TCGTTAATATAAAAGCACCAATTCTAACTGCCCAATTAATGCCAGTGTTATAATCTCGGACTTCTTGAACTTTAGTTTCCGTTTCTTCTAAAGTTTCTTCGATTAATTCTAATCTTTGAAGGATGCCGTTTCTATTTAGCTTTGAACCTGTAATGGCTTGGCTAATCATTTCTACATTTATAGACAAAGCCTTAAGCTGGTCATTTATTTCTTTTAACTCATTCATTATTCTATCGGAGGTTCTACTGTTGTTGTTGTATTACTTTCACTACTTCCTGGTGCGCCTAAAATAGGACTGTTACTAAACTTAAATGGTGCTAACCCAATTGTGAAATCTTCATTTTTACTTGTTAAATCTTCTTCAAGTTTGCCGTTAGTTTTGTTGTTAAAGTAATCGAAAGAGGCTTCAGTCATAAAGAAATAAGCGCTCTTTTGTATAATATTTTCTAATCTTGCAGTTAAACAATCAACTGATTCATAAAAACCACTATCGGCAGTTACTTCAGTTAAAAATATACCTATTCTATTTTGAATATAACTTTTATCTAAAATACCTTCTATGCCTGTATAAACAGGAAATGCATAAGGATTTACTCCTGTTGCAGGTGCTTGTTCTGCATATACATTGCCTGTAAAGGTTCTTGCAGGTGAACGGTAAAAAGAAAGAATAGAAGCAGAGACTAAAGATTGTAAATAGTTAAGGTTTGCTCCTTCTCCGACAACAAATTGCCAAGGTCTTAACCAAGAGTTTGAACTACAAATAGAATTTTCTTCAAAATATGGCGATGAAGTTCTTGCAACTTTAGTAAATATTACATCTTCATAATACAAAGCAGAGTTTGCATCCGAAAATCCACCATTAAACATACTTTCAACTTTCTTAGTTTTTCTTTGGTAAGGTAATTGAGTTGAATTATTATCTATATTTTGTAAAGCAGCGTAACCATATTTTTCAAGGTTTGCGTTTTGTACAGGTACAACTTGTACTTGCATATTGTCTACCTTCCAATCAATACCTGTTTTTGGAGTTAATGGGTCTAAGTGTAAAGTTCTTAACCAAAACTCTAATTTAGTAAAACGATAAAACCAGTTATCAGGTTGAGCAGTAGATATTACACCTGTATTAAATGTACTTTGTGTTACTAATTGAAACGATTTCCATTCATTATTTAAACCACTCCAAGCAGCAAACCTTGCTGGTCCACTTCCAATTGTAGCATAAGGTCTTACTCTATCGTAATCACTTTGTGCAACCCATTGACCATCAAAAAAAGGACTTACATAATCCCCCCAATCAGGTCTATAAACATAAAGTGAACTATTAAAACCATATTCAGGAATATCGCTTGGCTTATTAATTTGATAATCAAACTTTACATTAAAGGTTAATTTGTCTTTAAAATATCTTGGATTAGGCGCATCAAAACTTAAACAAGCATCAAACCTATCCATTTCAACACTTATTCCTATGTATTTATCCCATACTAACCCAGCTTGAATTTCATCAGTAGAAATAGAACCTAAATTCTTTTTATCGTAAGGATTTGGCTTATTTTCTTCTACATAATAATCAACACTTGATACTGCTGGCGATAATTCCCAATCTAAAGGTACATCCCCTACATTACCTTGAAAGAATCCATAATTAGGCAATAAGTTTTTAGGCTTATAATCGTACATCATTTGTACTTCATCTAATCTTGGTCTTAAGTTTACTACTTGGTTCTTATCACTAAATATAACATCCGTACCTCTTGCAATTTGATTTTTAATATCATAAAAACCATCATCTATAAAAGTACCTGCTGAATTGTATTTTCTATAAGGAACTGTATTATCTTCGTTTGTGCCTACTTCGTTAATTGAAAGTATAGTCCAGGCATTATCTCTATTATCTAAGTAAAGAATACAACCTAATGAAGTCATTAAATTGCCTAATAGTTTTTCAATATCGTAAGGGTATTTATTTGCCCAATCAATAGCAGCATATTCATTTAGAAACATTGAAGTTTCATTCTTTAGTTTATTCTCGTTAATAGGGTCTGTAAATTCAAAGAATTGAAATGCAAACTTTACATCATTGTCTAATTTAATAAGGCTTAAACACTTTACAACAAAATCCTTAATAGAAACACCATCGTAAAAGTTATATGTTTGAGGCAAAGAAAATACTTCAATATCCGAATATTTATACTCTTTTAAAACACCTAAAAAATCGGAAGCAGTTAAGCGAAGATAATACTGGTCTTGCCAATCATATTGAATATCGGAGTTTAAAACATACCCACTCCAAAGAGAAGTCTCGGTAGCACCCTCAATTAATTTTAAAATTACTTTCCAAGAAGTATTATCGGTATCGGAATAAAAGTCTTCAGGCTGAACAACAGAATCAGTATTAAAAAATAAGTTTATTTCGGCAGAAGAAGCTCTAAATGGCTCAAATACATAATCCGATTTACTCTTATAATTTAAGGTAAAAGGTTTATTAGAAGCAGTCAAAGGATAAGGCTCGTAAGGATTTGGCTCAGCCTCTTTCTTGTAAAACTCTAAACGATAGTAATATTCATCGGAATTAGCGTTCTTTAATCCTACCCACTCTAATTTGTATTTATAATTATAAACCATTATACCAGTCTGTTTAGTCTTCCGTTGTAATTTTGTAAAACACCTACTAATTTATCGCCTTGAATCTCGAAAGCTACTTGACCTGAATTAGAAACACCACCCGAAGGCATAGCAACTCTACCACCAATATTAGAACCTAATGTAGAGCCTAATAAAGTACCAAAGTTAGTAACACCACTCATTCCTAAAATTTGAGCACCTGCACCAATAGAACCTAATCCTAAGCCACCTAATACAACCGATAATAGTAAAGCCATAACAAGTGCTGCAGCCAATTTAGCTATCATTGCTTTTATCATTTGTAAGAATGCTTCTTTAAAGTTTTGAGTAAAGTTCTTTCCCGAAAATAATGCTTGTTCAAATGCACCTTGTGTACCTTGAATAAAGCTACCAAAAGCATCTTGCCAAATAGTTTTAAATGCTTCAGCGTTTGTATATGTAGTAACAGTTAAACTTTCTAATTGACTTTCTACTGCTTTAATTTTTGTTTGTAGCGCATCCCAACCTTTCTTATCAGTTGCCTCTTTTTGTGCTTCTTGTAAATCAGTAAGTTCTTGTTGTAAAGTATTATATAAACCAATTGGTGGAACTCTAAAGAAGTCATCAAAAGCCTTTTTTGTAGCAGTTAATTCAACTATCTTATCTTTTATGTTTTGTATTTCTTTAGCACCAGCAGGTAATTTAGCAGCTTCATCTTCTAATCTTCCTATTTCTCTTGTAACCCAATTAATAGAAGAAGGGTCTACATTATCAATTTCATCTTGTAATTCCCTTATGTAATTTGTAATAAGTTTATAAGATTCTATATCACCTGGTTTTAATTTTTTTAATTCATCTTGTAAGTAACCTATACTTATTTCAATCATACCAACATCACCAGATTCAAAACCTTTTAGTGTTGCTTGTAAATGGTCAAGTTTTTTTTGCGTTGAGTCTATTTCTTGCCCTTTATTAAATAATTCAATATCTTTTAAAGTTAAAGATTCTTCTTTTAATAGCTTAATTTTATCAGTTAAACCTTGAATAGTATTAGGGTCAATAGGAGGTTCAGCATTAGGGTCTTTTATTAAAGCACTAACTTGTTCTAATCTTGCTTTTAATCCTTTATATTGATTATCTAAATCTTTTACAAACTTTGCATTAGAACCATATATTTTTTCTGCAGCATAAAATAAATGTATATTTTCATCAATAGCAGCGTTAAGTTCTGCTTGTTGTTGGATTAAACTTTTGTTATCTTGTGGGTCTAATTTTGTTGCATTAATTCTATCAATTAAAGCTGTATAATTACCAATTCTACTATTAAAATCTATTTCATCTAAATTTAAACCTAAATTAGAAATTAACTTAACTGCATTTTCAAGTCCTTTTAATAAGCCATTTACACCATCAATCCAAAACTTAAAAAACTTACCAATTGCTCCAGCATCTATTGCTTTTGTAAATGTATTATCTAATCTTTGTATACTTCCTTGTAATGAATCTACTTTGCTTTTTATCTTATCACCATAAGCAATATCTAATTGCCCAGCTAATTTTACAACTGCAGCAGTAGTTACCTTACCCTGCTCAAGCATTTTCATTAACTCTTTAGTACCTACACCTAATCCTGCAGCCATTAAAGCTACCGCACCTGGCAATCGTTCTCCTAATTGTTGTTTTAATTCTTCAGCTTGTACACTACCTTTAGAAAACATTTGACCTAAAGCATTCAAAGCACCTTTAACATCTTCCGAAGATAATTTTAAGGTTGCTGCTGCTTTTGTAACAGAGTTAAATATTTTATCAGTATCTGCTAAAGTTTGATTTGAGGTAATTGCTGCTGCTGCAAAACTCTTATACGAGGTTGCAAGGTCTAAGAAGTTTAAACCTAAGTAATCTGCGGTGTTTGCAATTTCTTGTAATTTTGCTTCAGCTAATTCAGTAGAACCTAAAACTGCAGCCATAGAAGATTTAACCGAATCTAATTTAATCGATTGAGTAAATGCTTTACCTACTAATTGTGCTGCGGCTTGTAGACTTACATAGTTTACAATAAGATTTTTAATAGAACCACTAAGTTCTTTAATAGGGTTAAGAGGTTGCCTAAATTTAGTAGCACTATCTTGACCAAATTTAGCAATAGTATCGGTAGCTTCTTGTAATTTAGTTTTTAACTGACCTATCTCTGCTCGTAGTTGGACTACTATTTCTTCATTAATTGCCATTGTTTACCATTTTAAGTAATTCTTCCTTCTCTTCTTTAGTTGGTAGTTTCGCTGGTTTCTTTTGAAGAATCCTATATTTGTCAGTCCACAAAGGGATAATTTCTCTTGGTTTCTTTTGGTTTTTCTTCTCTACTTGGGTATTTAATACATAACTCATTAACACCCTCGTTCTATCCCACTCATTAGCTTCCTTTGTAGAAATATGGATAACATATCTCATATAATCCATAAAAGTCATATCCCAAAATTCACTCGGTTTTAAACCTAAATTAATAACTGCGTTATCTAATAGGTTCTCCCAAGTTATTTTTTTTTTTCGCCATTAGAATCTTCAGCGCTCATTGCTTTCATAGCATCAACCATTTGTTCGGTCATTACTACTATACAAGCCATAAATTCTCTAATGACTTTTAATTGGTCTACATAGTTAATACTATCTACCCAAGATTGAACATCTTCAACGGTAAAATCTACTACCTTTTTATTTGCTCGGTATGAACCAAACAAACCACAGTAAACTATATCTGCTATCATATCAAGCTGAGTATAATCTTCTGTGATTTCTTTGACCGTACCTATATCAGCACCTGTAACCTTAGTATATTGCTCTAAAGAGTAATTACCAAACTTCAATTGCTTTACTTCTCCATTGAGAGTAACTTCTATTATTCCTGTCATAGTTTTGTTTTTTTGGTATTAGATAGATAGTTCGCCTGTACCTGTTAATTCTAAAGTATAAGTAGCTACATCTTCCATTGGTGCAGAAACTTCTAAAGAAGAAATATAAGCACTTTGAGTAAATGTAACACCACCACCAGTAAAGGTAACTGCTAACAAAGTTCTATCTGTGTAAGCGTTAAATAGTTGAGTTAAATCGTACTTACCTGCATCCGAAAAGTCTGCAAGACCTTCTGCTGAATAAGTAACATCTTTTAATCCTGCTTGTACTTCTTTCCAACCATTACTAAATTTAGTAGTAGTTTCGAATAAGTCTGCATTCATTGACATTGTGCAGCTTGTTAATTGAGTTAATGCCTCGCCACCGATGTTAATCAATTGTAGAGTACCGTTGTAAATTGCCATATTATTGTTTTTTAAAAGTTAATTAATCTGTTATTGTATAAGTTCCTGTAAAGGTAGCAGTATAAGTTACTACATCTTCCATTGGCGCATTTATTTCTACACTTTCTACATAAGCTAAGCCTACATAATAAGCAGTAGAAGTTATTGAATTTGCAATTGCAATATTAATAGGAGTTCTTGCTTCGTAAGCAGCAATTAATGTACTAATACCTAAATCAGTTGCACCCTCTGTCCAATCAACTAAAGCATCTGCAGTTACAGAGAATTCTCTTAACCCAGCTAAGTTAGCCATATAACCACCCGATTGCTTACAAGTAGCATCTATCATAGCATCGTTCATCGTTACTGTAACACCTCTTTGACACATCAAAGGGAATGTAGTATCAGCATCGTAAATTAATATATCCGAACCGTTTAATACGCTCATTGTTGTTGAATTTTAAATGTAAACCTAATAAATCTTCTTGTTAAAACTCCCGTACTAATTGGTTGTTCTAAACTATTTGTGCTTTCTAATAATGTTCGTATAATGTACCAATCAGGACTTAAATCCATATAGCCATCTTGTCTTGTTCTTATTAGTTCTGTTATTTGATTTGTAATGTTATCACAAACTATTTTACCACCATAACTATTGTCAAACTTCATACAAACCTCTATTAAAAGGCTTATTTCTTGTCCGTAACTTTGTTTACTTCCTTCTAATAACTCCGTAGCACTAAAAGTAGAAAGCAAAACATAAGGTTGTGAAGCGTTAGCAGGAACTCCTGCTGAATCATACACTGGTATCGCTTGACTATTATATTCTAAAACTCCGAATAATCTGTCATATACCTTTGTCCTTATTAATTGACCGACATCTTTCATTCCACAAATTTACGATTTATTTACTAATATTCTTAGCAATTTTTCTCATATCTCTTAAAAAGATTTTCTTATAAAGAATAAAAGCTGGTATTAAATAAGGTTGTGCTTGTTGATTTCTACCTGGTCCTTTTTGAAATTGAGAAGCAAAATTAATAAAACTTGGGTCGGTAGAAAATCCTTCTCCTGTACCAAACTCTACATAAGGCGCATAAGGTGCTTCTGGACCTCCAAAAAATACTTTGCCTATGTAAGGGTTAGTTGTATCTTTATCGCCACTTCTTTTCAAGTCTCCTGTATCAATAGGCACATTCTTTCTTGCTTCATCAAGCATCTGTTCTACATTCCTTTGGATAGAAGATTTAACCTCCAAGTCTACTCTTTTTGAAATACTTTGAAATTTCTTTAAAACCCTTGAAGTACCTTTAATTTCCATTACTCGGTTACCATATAAGTAGTACCATTTTCTAACATTATAAAGTCATTACCACTAACTTGCCTATCTAAAGTGCAGTAAATAATAATAGTCTTTTTTCTTTCTTCTATTGTTGAAAAACTTTGTACTACATAAAGACCATTATTAAAGACAATCTTATCTAATTGGCTAAACTCTGGGTAATCATCGTACCTTATAGTCATCTCGTAGGTTTGGTCTAAGGTAATCCTTGAATCTTCAAAGCCTCTACTACCATTCTTAGCAACTATCTTTGCCCATAATGTTTGCGCTAAGGTGTAAGTAGGTGTAGTACCTCCTGCACCATCGGGACTTACCGATAGGTTAAAGATTTGTATTTGATTCCTTAAGTCTCCTGCTCTCATTAGATACCTAAAATAGTGTTTCTACAATATGGTTGCGCTTGTCTTTTAGCATCCGAACTTAACTCATACGCTTGGTCATAAAGAGAGTAATTCTCCCTATTTTCGTAATCAGTAGACACCTGTTTCAATATGGCTAATTTTAAGCCTTTAGGAGCGACTGCAAACCCTGCTTCGTACTCTATTGTCAAACCAACGGTAGAATAAGCCTCAAGCATCTTATATTGCAATCCACGAGCCGTATATTCCAAAGCTACATCATCATCATTCACAACCGAATCAATTAAGGTAACTGGACCATAAGGAATCTCCTGTGGAATGTGAAAGTAAAACCAATAAGCCCTTAAGGTTTTTTCTCCTAAAGATAGTCCTGTAAACTTCTCTATTCGCTCCCTTGCTGAAGTTATTAGTTCTTCTATTAAGTCATTCTCCGATTCCGAAGAAATACGCATATAGTCTTTAGCCTCTTGCAAGGTAACTGGCTCTACTGAAAGGTCTGTAACCACCT